GTGTCCACCAGCCTGCCCAACAATCGAGCTCGTCAAGCGAATCGCCGGATATTCTTTCGAAACCGCTAGCTTTGACCGACCGGGGAGTCGTCCTCGAAGAGAGAAGTCTAATTCCTCCTTCAGACTCCTCAAATGGGTTGCAGGTTCCCAAGAAGCAGCGCAATCGCAAACGGAAGACGAAATCTTCGCCGCCGAGTTCCAAAGACTCAGCCCCGTCGATCGTACCGTTGTGAGAGAGTTGTTTAAAGACCTGCCCAACTACCACTACCCCTCCTCGGGCGCTGAGTTAGAGAAAGACCGAATGTCTTTTTACACAAAGCGCGCCTTGGAGACCCGTGGCCAAGGTGAAGCTGAAGATTTGTGGCACATCCATGAATCCGATTATAAGGGATATTGTCGCATCGCGTGGGGAAACCTGCTTGATGGTGTGATGATTCCTGGAGACCAGACGTTGGTTTGCCAACCCTCGATTGCCGATGATTTTTGCTACTTCAAGTTTAAAGATGAAGTTTGGGCGATGTTATATTCGAAGATTGAGATGGACAAATCTCCTGGTTCTCCTTTCGTGAATGCTGGCTTCCGCACAAATGGCGACATCCCGCAAGAGATGTTGCGACGTTGTGTGGAGGAGCGTCTCACATTACTTCACTTCCTTGGCAAGGGGCATTCCACTAGTGAATGGGACTTAGACCAGTTTACGAGCGAGGAGCTCGTGGCTCATAATGCTATGGATCCTGTTAAGGTGCATGTGAAAAGTGAATTGACTAAATTATCTAAAGTCGCGAGATTGATATTTGGCCACTCTGTCATTGATCGTTTGATCTGGCAGTGGCTATTCTTTGATCTCCTGAACGATCTGCCTAATCGATGGAAAGATCCCAAGAACGCCTCTAGCGTCGGGATTAATTTCAACGAAGCTGGCGCTTTGATCGATCTGTTCCAGCGAATGCAGAGGATGAAGCCAAAAGACTATCACTTAGCTTCCGATGACGTCCGTGGCTGGGAGTTTCTCGTCTTGGGGATGATGATGCGCGCTGCGCTTGAAGTCTATGCTGAAAAGTGTGGACGGAAAGGTTCTGTCGCCTCAGTCGTGCTTGATGCAATGATTGAGTTGATGACGGATCACAACGCCGTGCTTGCTTTCTCCGATGGGGAACTCTGGACTGCAGAGTTCGTGTTCATGCTTAGTGGGTGGCTCCTAACCCACATCATTAATACTGTAATGAG